CTTTTTACTGATAGTTAAATCTTCATAGTTTTGGTTTCCATATCCCCATTGGATAGTGAATCCATTAGCGTATTTCACGAAACCGCTTTCTCCAAAGCGTTGCGCCACTATTCCACCTTCGCCTAGCTTGGTTTTTATATCTTTCAGAGTAGCGACTGGATTCTCTTGCCAATCAGTCGCCCCAAGAATTTTGGCGATCGCATCTGTAATTGCTGGATGAGATGAAAGATCTGTATTATGAGTAGTCAATTGACTCTTTAATTTTTGAAGTAACCCACCGTGTGCATTTGTATCATCATTATGTTGTTTAACTACTTCTGTTAACTGTTCATGTGTTACTAGTGCCCCCATATTAACAGTTAGCGATACATTTCCCGTATTACTAAATACCATTCCGATGGTTAATTCTTGAGATACAACTACCGAGCCGCCTTCTGCTGGCATTCTGTCTGGTTCAGGGTCCGTAAGGTATGCATACAATATTTCGCCTTTATCAGGATCTTGTGCAAATAACCCAATTTCAGACATTCGGAAAGCTTCATGTATGCCAGTATTAGTTATAAAGGTATCTACGCTTACGATTTTACCTTCTTGTTTAACTACGAAATTAGTAGTCTCCCATTTAGAGGAGATTACATCAGTTAATGCCAATGGATTCGTTGCATTAACACCACTACCGACTTTGATTTTCGTAAATGTCAGTTTAGTCTTGCCTGCATTTACCTTTGCTTGCAAATCAGCACCGACATCAGTCATGGTTGCATTTGACCATTCTGCCATATATTCCTCCTATCTAACGCTATTATCTAGCGCTACATTAATCTTCGTTTTCTTCGATTCAACGGTGTAAGACGTTACATGAGTATTCAAATTAATGCGCCATGCATTCGTAAAGTCACACTTGATATTCACTTTTTTAGATACACCGCACCACCCGGCGAAATACTTATTGAAGTTAATTCGTCGAATGAATTCAATACCATCTAACCAGGACCGTACATTCTTGGCCGTATTGATAGCACGCACAAGCTTAGCAATGTCCGATTCACCAGTTAATGGTGCCGTAATGAGCGTAACTTTAAAATAATAAGGCTTACCACCATACTCGAACCATTCTGCTATTTTCGAATCAGAATATACAGTCTGTACAGCCTTTTCGACTGCGTATGGTGTACCTTTATGACGGTGAATATCAATTGAATTCTTCACCAATTCACGCTTAGTTGCTATTGGTAATCCACTGTCGTAATCATCTACATGTAATTGATACGCTAAATGATCAATTACACTCTCTGATTCAGTATCAATAGATGACCACAATAGCAATGTATTCGTGTTCATGAATTCGGCTAGCGTATCATCCCACGTTTTAGCAAGGGCTTTAATTGGCTCCTTATCAATTGAGGAGGGAAGATGTTCTGCGCTGATATACTTACTATCACGTATCATTCTTCCTCGCTTCCTGCAAACACTACGGCGATTGTATTAGCTACTGCCACACCGCTTTGTTCTGCAATTGGAGTAAATACAGGTGCCGTCACTTCAACGCGTTTAATGCCCGATACATCCATGAGCATTTGCACCAATCGACTAGGCACTATATCACGGCCTAATTTAGATTTTTGCCAAATTACATAGTCATTGACGGCTATATCTGCCTTAGCTTTTACCATTGTTGCATCGGCGCCTTTTTCAATGTAGTACTTAGCATCGATGTTATATTGCGTAGTAGTAGGGGCTAATACAGTTAGCTTATCTGTTAACGGTCTACGTTTCTTATCAGACAAATAGTCTGTAATAGTCTTGAGTAATTCTTGTCCTGGAATACCGCCACCAGATAACAATGGATAGATATTAACTTCACCAGGATGTGGAGAGGATACACCTACATCGGCCACGAGGTGTGATGCAGATTTTGTAAAATACTCATAGGCACCTTCAGGACCTGCCACGGAGAATGATTCAGGAGCTTCATGAATACGTTCACGATAGGCTTCATCATCTTCTGTATCGGAACCACCTTCAGATAATGTGGTGTTACTCATCGCATCCACATACGCTATAGGGTCAATAATTGTACTTATTTCACCTGGCTTAAACCCATTACCTTGTGCGCCGGTGCGTTGTGCTTCTGCTTTTATGGATCCATTGAGTTGACCTGGTAGAATTACCAAATCCTCAACAGTAGCAAAATATTCGCCACCTTCTGTGGATATTCTTGTACCTTTTGGAATAATAACAGAGTTCGTACGCACTGCTGACAATGTAGCTTGGATAGTCGTAGTTGCTTTTGTTGCCTGTAGTCGCTCAACGGCAGCAGGAACCGCTCCAACGTGGTCCAAGTTATCACCTTCTGCATAGGCTAATAGATTTTGTTTAGCTGCATAATTTGCATCATTCAATAATCGGATAATAATTTCCGAAATTACATTTAAAAATAAAGTAACAGGGTCGCCCTCTCCCAAGGTTCGCCCTGTTATTGTTGTGTAAATATCAAACACCTTCTGTTGAACGTGTTCTTTATCAGTATTAAAAAACTCAACATTAGGTAAATCAGATAATCTCATACAGTCACCATCACTTTCGGAATCAACGCACCATTTTGTGTGGCGGTAAATGATATATCACTAATTTTGGCACGTGGTTCGTACCGTTTAATTTGTTGGAATATGTCATTAGATAGATGCGCTTGTGCTTGATGAATAGGCATATCAATAATGCGACCATCAATACCAAACTCCCTATCTAGGGGAACACTACCACGAACAGTAGAAATAATCGTTTGTACATTCTGCAAAATCTCAGCGACTTCACTTTCAGGTGCTAGCGATATCCTATTGTCCGTAACTGGTTTAATTTCATACGTTGCTGACACTGCTAGGACCTCCTCAATATCGTATTAACTTTATTGAACTTCTGACCATATTGATTAAGCATGGATTTTTCTTCTACTGTGTTCTTGTCAGGATATTCTTCAAGCGTTAGCGATACTTCAATAGATTGGGTCTTCCCATATGCATCCGTGAATAGACTATCTTCGCTCATAGACATGATGACAAAGTAGTTTTGACTAACAGGCTTACCACCGATAATAAACGGCAATACAGCTCCTGTATCGCGATAATTTCGTAACTTCTTAACAGTACTATCTGGCGATTGTCCAAGCGATGAAGAAATAAGAATTTTACATGTTATTTGTTCTACGTCCGGCCCACTAAATTGTTTAACCGGCTTTTCTAACATTAAATTATGCTTTTCCCATCTAGCACTGCCTGAACGCGTTACATCAGATACAGTAAGCACATTGTCTAATGCGGTATAGAATACTATATCCGCTAAATAACCAATATACATCTATACCTCCTAAACCGGCCCTGATGTTGTAGAACCGCCAGACTCTACACCACCATGCACATGATGAACTAAGGAAATACCATTGACCACCACATCGCCACCACTTGAATTGATAGATAGTGTTCCACCAACATTAAGAGTCATATCTCCAGGAACAGTGAGCACACGTTTACCATTATCCGCACCATCTGGAGTTGGATCCGCACTACTAAAGAATGTACCAATAATGAATCCATCAGAAAAACCACGACCAGACCGATTAGGTAACATAATACACAATACCTGGTCATCAATAGCCGGCATCCAATAGTCCTTATCATGTGCTGCACCTCGATTAATGACAGATAGTGGCGCCGTAACAACACCTTCTCTATCAAGGCGCGTAACAACGGCTTTACCTTCTTCAGGAATTGTACTTGAAACATTTCCAATGAATATCATATCTGCTAATGCAGATAATATATCAGTAGCCATTTAAACACCTCCTTACATCAATCGACGTTGAATAATTGGCCCCTAATGTATGCGTTGCTTTCGTAATTAAATAATTACCATCAAACACCCCAAATCCTTCGAGCTTAACAGTAACCGATGCCATAATAAGAGGATTACCAGGGAAACTAAAAGACATTGTATCTGCTTCCTTGTTGGCTTCTCTTAGCTTCTTTTTAGCCAATCTCTTTGCCTCCGCTTTGTCTTTTACCTGCTCATTGACCTCTAATACAGCAAGGTACGTATGGCCCTTACGGTCAGGATCTTCAAACGTATCCTCAATCACAGTTTTCTTATCCTTATTGGTGTATTTCACATGACATGCACGATATACCTCACGAGTTTTACTTTTATATGAATAAGATAACGCCCTAGTAATAATCAAAGGCGGTTGTTCACCTTCTTTAGTCTGTACAGGTTGATACTGGCCACCTGGTCTACGAATTATAACTTTAGGCTTCACATTTTCGTATTTGTAATCATCGAATATAATCAACTGTTCAGTGGATACTTTAAGAGAAAACCCCGCATCATTGCATAGTTTCTGCAAGAATGCGAGGTCTGATTCAGCACTTTGAGAGGCATCTTTTAACGGTGGGTCAAAATCAGCATCCCATACTAGCTTTAACTTATTATCTTTTGCCTTTTCGGTAGCAATCGCTTTCAGCGTTGTGGCTTTCCACGATTTGTCTTTCTTTTTTTCCCGTAAGTCAGTACTACCGATAATAGCGACACCTTTGATTTTGACTACATCAGGAAGACTACTTCCCTCGAATTCATCAATTTCAAATTTGCCGATTGGTAATGTAAATTGTTCATCCCCTAATTTCTCCCATGCTACTGTATTAATAGCGACTTCTAGTAATGATCCTTTCACAGGATACCAATCACCGACCCATAGACGGCCCCTATCCTCTAATGAGATAGCCACATCATCTACAGTCCCTGAAAGGTTATCTGTGAAAGTTACATCAAGAAGGTACTTACTAATATCGTCTGTGATGTCCTTTGACTCCTTACTCCCCCAATGTTGGTACCCAATCGTACACCATGCCCGCCGTGCTAATTTCATTTGTGGTGTTAAGTCTTTCTTCCATTTTTGGACCTTAGCTAGGCTCTTTTGTAAGCTCATATACTATCGCCTCCATGGTGGTAAGAATTCAGGTAAGGAATCAGCAGGGACATCTGGGCATGTCAACACAACACCAGCGGAAAATATCGCCGTATTACGGTGCTTTTGATTGGCTTCTAACAATAGATTGATGTATCGTTCATTACCGTACACTTTATAAGCGATTAAATCCCACATATCCCCTTGTATTGTTGTATAGTTAGTCATAACTCAACCTCCGTTGTCCGGCGGTATAGCTACGCATCATTTGTTCAAATTCACGCATTTTAGCGTCTAATGCTGACATAATATCATCTGTTGAAGAACCATTACCAGCGTTAATAACTGGTGCGAATGTAATTTGTACAGGTGCACCACTATGACTAGATGAGGATGTTACAGGTACGCTAGGTGCTAATGATACTGTAGGTGCTACAGCTGACTGCGCACCACTTACACCTAACATCCGTCCGGCCGTTTGCCATAAATTCATAGCATTTGCACTACCATCAATAGGTACAATTACTTCAGGATATCCAGCCTCCCCAATCAATGCAACTTCCGGAGATGTAATAACACCACCATTAGCATACGCATTACCGCCTGCAGCTTGAACACCTACAGTAAATCCACCACTAAATTGAGCCTTAATACTATCCCATGCACCAGCAATTGCATTAGATACAGCACTAGGAATTTGTTTAATCCAATCCATTACTGCATTATATGCATCACTTGCCCATTGGCCTGCGGCAGCTACGAAACCGGCTCCCGCATCAGCACATGCACTTGGTAAATTCATAATGAAATTAATAACATCATTAACCAAACTACTAATCCACGATGTAGCTGTAGCATATGCCTCAGAGGCAAACGAAATAACCGCCGCTACGAATTCAGCGCCCAAAGTGATCATGTACATAGGTAAATTGATTAAGAAGTTATAAATATCATCGACCATGGCACTAAAGGTAGTGACTGCAAAGTTATAACATTCAGTGGCGAATGATACAACGGCAGATATAACAGCAGTACCAACTTGTACCGCAATCTCAGGCAATCGCATAATAATACCTATAATAAATCCTACAGCCATACCAATATATGTTGGTAGATTTAACCATAGATTTACATAAGCAATGATTGCCGCTTTCAACGCATTAAATACGCTAAGGCCTAATGATAAAAACCCATTAATTACTGTCATAATACCAGATATAATGGCGCTCCATGCGGAACTTAAAGCAGAACACACGCTATCCCATATTGAACTCAATCCAGAACATACACTATCCCAAACAGATGTTAATGTAGCACAAATAGTATCCCAGTTAGTTACTAATAAGTATATAACTGCAATAATCGCCATAATAGCAATTACCCATGGGCCACCTATTAAAGCACTCGCTGCTTTGAACGCACCCATTGCCGTTTCTACACCTTTAAATGCCGTAGTAATTGTAGTAATACCTGATGCCAGTTTTGTAGCCGTTCCATATAGTAAGGCTAATTTCAATCCATTAGTTACTACAGCGGCAATAGATTCCTTATTATCCTTCATGAAAGTTACAACAGCTTGTAATACCGGTATCAGTGCCGGTAATATTTGCTGAGCAATTGGTATGAAGGCCTGTGCCAAACCCAATGCAACTTGCGTAGCTTCTGCTTTCAAGATGTTCATTTGAAGCCATATTTCATGGAGTGATTTAGGATCTATGCCAACACCTTTGATTTGTGACGCAGCTGCTTGTGCATCTGCGTAATTCTCAAATACTTTAGTAAGCTCCATTCCTTTGGCCCCTAATGTTTCAAGCATGAATTCTTGGCCACGTCCTTGCGCCACTGCATTTTGGTAGCCTTTAGCCATTGCATCCAACTGTTGATTCATAGGCAATAACTTGCCATTGGCATCGGTCAAGGATACACCAAATTGACTGAGGTATCCTTGCAATGCTTCTGCACTTTTACCGCCACCGGCTAAAGTCTTATCCATTTTAGCGAATGACTTAGCCGCCGCTTCTACATCGACACCACTTAACGTCATAATCTTCTTAAATTGCGATGTTTCAGCAGTTGTCATATGTAGTTTATTGGACAATTGATAGAGTGCTTCACCGGCATTAACTACATTATCTATAATGGCACCAATACCAAACCCACCGGCGGCAACCATAGCAAAACTTGCAAGCTTACCTGTAATACCACTTACTGCAGCACTAGCACCTTGCGCAGCTGATGCAGCACCTGCTAAAGGACTTGCACCGCCCATTTTACTGATTGCATTTTGATGCGCTGTCTGACTTGCGATATTAGACCGCAACTGGGCTTGTCGTTGCAACATAGAATTTAGCTTTTGCTCGGCTGCAATTGCTGCATTCCTGTCACTAGCGTTACCAGTCTTTTGCGATATAGCCTGTAGTTTTCTATATTGTGCCTGTTGATCCTTGATTGCATTAGATAATTTGTTGAGTTCCTGAGATGCTTTTGATACGGAGGAGGATAACCCGCCATCGAGTTTACCTTTAATGGCAATCGCCATTTCTAAGACTTTATTGGCCATTATTTTCTCCCTTTCATTGCTTTATTCTCACGCTCGATACCATCACTAATGAGCTGAACGTGGACTATGAACTCATCCACGTCTAGCTCTCGAATGAAGTAATCCATTGGTGTGCTAGTGTATTTACTACACGTAATTGCACACTCGGTGAAATACCGTTCTAGGTCTGTTATTTTTCGGAATTGAGCAAAAAATTCTGTACCTCTAAGCACACTCTAGTGAAATCGGCAGCCGGAAGACTATAAATATCATCCACTTTACATCCACATGCAGCGGCTGCTACATGCGCTTGATATGTCATGGATAAAGCAGGAACTGTAATAGTTCTATCTTCATTCTTTGCGGACTTTTCGCATTTAATTAATGTATAACCGCTGATTCCTTCAAATTGTAAGGAATGACCAGCTTTTACTAATTCAATACCCGTTTGTTCATGTGTTTCGTTCATAGTGTTATGTTTACTCATTAGTGATCGTCCTTTCTACAGACTAAATACCGAGTGCAGCACGAACATCACCAAGGAAATCCGTACCGTCAGAAATAGAATCTTTATAGGCATATTTATCGATTTCACGAACTACCTTGCCATCTTGTTCTAGTTTCAAGTATGTAGTTTCGATTGTGTTCGTTGCATCAATAGTATTGCCAGATTCATAGGTGCCATTTTCTTTAGATTTAGCACGGCCACGAATAACGGCGCGTGTAGGCACGATTACATATTTATCTTTACCACTATCCCAACATTGGATAGCACCACGTACTTCTAAGCGTACGCCACGGCCACCTGTAAGTCGGTGTGTAGTTTCTGTTGGAGTGTTCCATGTAAGTTTAGTTTCCATAGAGGAGTAGTGTCCAATAACTGGCGCTTCTACTTCGCCTGCAATACCAACACCTTTTACAGTTTGAGTCATTACAGATTCACTAGGTAATTCCACTTTGGCAACACCTAAACAGTTGTCAGAGCCTTCTTCATATACACGGAAGTCATTAAGTACTTCCGGCACTTGATTGATAGATGCCATTATTTATTACTCCTTTCTATACTGTTTGAAATAGCGTTTTGAAATAGGAAACATCATATTCAGAAATGCTTTCAATTTCTTGCGCTGGAATTGGAGGTGTACGGTATTTGTGGAAGCGAATAATACCATTCAACAAATCTGTTGTAGGGTTTTCTGCTTCTTTAAATTCAATGCGACCGCCCAAGATAAATCCACGAGAAGTAAGACCGTTAAGACGGATTGTTTCACTATCAAGAATTGTCTTGATGTTACGTGGCAAGATAGGCATATCTACTTTTTGCCAATACGTTAAGATGAATGTTTGGTCATCCCAATCATTGAAACGACGTACACAAATAAATGTATCCTTAACATCAGTCGTGCCAGGATATGCACCTGTATAGTTGCCCCAAGATACCCAACCATTTATATTTACAGCCGTCATAATACCTTGAGAGTTCAATAAGTTAGCTTGAGAATGTGTAAGCATTACTTCTTTGCCATTAGCTAGGCACAATCCTGTGATGTTCATGGATTTATTGGAAGGGGATAGCGTAGGGATATCACTATTAGATGCATCGCATTTACCAATAATACCCATGATGTGTGTAGACATATGGAACATGTAATCGCCATTGCGGACCATTGGCCAACATACGACTTCAGATTCACCTGTATAGCTATTACCTTTCTTCCATTCGTAAGCATCTGTGTATTTAACAACTTGTGTAGTATCAATATCTACCAAAGTAGTCGCACCAAATAAGTTGTTGATAACACGAGATTTTGCTTTCATTACAGAAGCGACTGTAGGATTTTGAGAGAATCCAGGCGCAGCAATAAGACCAGGTACAATACCAAAATGATGATAAATTGTATCAATCAATTCAAAACCTGTTGCTTTTTCGTTACTATCCACACCACCGATTACATTTTTATAATCGAAGTTTTCTACATCGAGTTCATCATATGTGAGATTTAATGTAGCCGCTGTATCGAACTTACCACCTTTGATAACAGAGATGACCAATTGATTTTTGTCATCAAATGCTGCCGTGTAATCTGTATTGGCCACACCTGTTTGACCACCACTAGATACTTGCAAGGTATTGAGCAATACTGCTGCTTTTACAATGCATTTCTTTTCTGCCAATGTAGCAGTTGTTGTAGTGGATTTCTTATGCTTTGTAGGATCCAATACGTTAACAAATACGATTGGAGCTACACCATATAACTTAAATTGCGCATACATTGCTTCACACAATGTAAAATGTGTCCAATCTTCAGAATAGCCAAGTTGTTGAACAGCTTCTTCCCAGCTGTAACAGATTATTGGCTTATTAACTACTACGCTAGGGTCTTCTGTAAGGTGTACTGGTGCAGTACCGAACACAATTGGAAGGCCGGCAGTAGTTTGGACAGGAGCAATTACAGAGGTAGCTTGCTCACTTGTTTTGACGCCATGATAAAAGGCCATTTACTTCACTCCTTTATAATTCTTCAATGCGTTTACATAGAATACATTTAATTGTGTGCCTTGTGTTCTCACATCAATCATTGCTTGATTGAGTTCATCTAAAGGCACGAATAAATGCATAAAAATAGGGTCTTCCGCTTCCGGCAGTGGTGCACCGTCGCTAAATACCATGAATTGATTTAGTCGGCTACTGCGGAACGAAGGCCCAACATATACAACAGAGTTCATCGTTGTCTCCTATTCAATTACTTTATTATCCGTAAATATCTTATTTAGATTTCTACGAATAACAGGAATATACACTTCGAATTCAAGATATCCAACCCATTGAGGATATGGTTGATCATCAGGAATTGTTGTATTAACTGTATTCTCCTTAATTTCATATTTAAGTGCGACAGGATTATCAGATAGTAACCGCTCACGCACTACCTCTAAGAGGTGATATAGTCCGACATGGCCTTTTGTTAAGGCCTCGTCAAATGTAGTAACCAATACTGTAATCCCTACAGTCGAACTATCTGCATCATTAACAGAGTACGGACGTACTACTACTGCAGGGCATAACTTGCTCAAGTCCGCATTATTATCCACCCTTGGTAAGAAACCGCTCCATACTCGAATAGTGCTCCCGGTAACATCACTGGTTTCATTTAGCTTGCGCAACTCATCCATGAGATAGGCAGCAATGCCGTCTGATACGTCTAATGGTGTCATTAGTTACCTCCTAACGCGCGCTCTAATTCGTGATATAGGCGCTTTTCATACATTTCCATGCCTTCTTTTTGCATGGCATTCATAACAGTTTCATTACCAAACATTTGCGGTAAGGCTGGTCCATATATCCCTTTTAATGGGTATCGTTCCTTGCCTTGGCGTTTCATAAAGATACCTGATGCACTAACAAAGCCATTTGGTACCTTTGTTTCTGTACCTTTTTTAATAGATACAAACACACCCTTTCGCTTAAGTGATTTAATTTTGAAGTACTTTTGAGCGCTAGTATAACCACCTTTGATACGCATTTCTGTGCCGTCATTCAGTTTATTGATAGATACACCGGACTTTACGACCGATACACCTTTAATGGCGTAGATATTACGTAGTGCTTGCGTACCTGCTTTTCTTGCAGTCGTTGCAGCACGCTTTGAAGCGGCTTGGCAGACACGTCGAACTCTATCTTCTTTTAATGTTTCCAGTGCTTTTTCAATTGTTTTCACTGCACTTTTATCAAGTTCTAGCTCAACCATCCGTCAACACCGCCTCTAGCTTCTGCTCTAAGTTCGATAGACACAAGTCCATCTTCTTCCGTTGCACTTTGAACGATGTACACATCACCATCTAATCGGAATACGTTCCCCTGTGATGGAATTTCAGGGATGTCCTTTAATTTGCAATGCACAAATACAGACACCCCATGCAATCCGTCATTTGATACGTGAGAGCCATTCGACAAGAATGACTCCCTCGCCGTTGGCGATTGAATAACCGCTTTAGCTACTGTGCCATTTAGATTATGCCCTTCGGCGAATTCATCTTCATTGAGGAATACATCGTCAATATCGCTTTCTAGGTAATCTCTAAATCGCATTATTTTTTCACCGTAACTTCCGCATCAACTTCAGGTAATTCCATTTCTTCTTCCGGTTCATCTGGAACGACTTCCAATGGTTCCGGTACTTCAACAGGATCATCTTCAGCAGATTCAAACTTATCAGATTCAAGTAAAGACAACGCAATCGCTTTCTTTTTGATGTCGACTACTTCGCCTTTGCCATACATCTCACCTTCATGTGCTAAATAACCCTTTAATACTCTGATTTTCATAAGTATGTTACCCCCTATTTAGTCTTAATAGTAGCCCAATCATCGATAGTTTCAGGAATCAATACGCAACGAGAATACACAGTCAACGTTAATTCTTGTGTGCCCTTATTAGCATAGTAATTAGGCACATAAATACCTGCATATGTTGTAAATTGGCTATCATCGTTAAGCAATGTTACTGCTGCATGTTGTTGACGGCCACGACCAGGAACACCTAATACAGCTGCATCATCACCAATAAAGGCTTTTACTTTGCCTTCAGCGTCTTGATATGTTTCAAGATATGCGTACACATCGATATTCAAGGACATAATACGTCCAACATATCGAACTTGTGGAGACAAGTATTCAGGTGCAAAGCTGAACATGGATATGTTTTCGCGATTAGGAATAGCTAACCACTTATTGATAGACGCATTATCAAGAATGTATTTTTCAACATTTTTACCTACTACCAACACAGTTGGTACGATACCTGCGTTTTCTTGAATTTTTTCAGATACCAATTTCAAATCGTTATAAATATCAGCACCAGCTTGGTCCCATGCAGTAGTTGGTGTAATATCTTGTTCAAATTCGAAATCAATTTCATCAGTTAAAACAGTTGTACCATCATCCGCATAACCTTCAATTTTGCACTTACCTGTAGTAAGTAGCTCTGCCGCCATTTTGTTTTTACGATTAATAATTGTCCCTTGCAAGTAAGACAAATCTTCAGCTTGCATTTGAGAAGAACGTTGTGAAGGTGTCATTGTGGATACAACATTTTCAGCAAATGCACGTTGGTCAAGTTGGTCTGGGTCAATAACTGTACTAGGGCCCATCATAGGTGCTTCATATAAAGCAATTTTAGAGCCGGCACGTTTAACATTCACGCCAGATGCACCACGAGATACAAAAGGTGCTAATGTACGACCACGTTTACGAGTTTCTACTGTGATTTTTTTAGAAGTTGCAACTGCTGGAACTTGTGGGAAGAAAGTATCAAGCAAGAAACTTGCCGGCGCTTTCATGCGTTCCACCGCTTGCATCAAGGAAAATGTATCTTTAAAATCAATTGCCATTATATAGTTCCCCCTATTTAATGCTAGTTAAGAATAAGTGAGCGTCCTTGAAGTCCGCTTCATGATCATTAATTTTGTAAGATTGGTCAACTACCAATACTTCACGATTAAAGCGACCGGAGATGTATACAGTTAATACATTGTGGTCAGTAGTTGCAGTAGTATCAGATACTACGATACCTGCAGGTTTACCAGTTGTTGTAATTTTTTGGAATGTACCAGCATTGTTTTCAAGCACTTGGCCACGTTTATAATCGCCGACTGCTACTTTTACATTTTGAGTTAATACCGGTACACCGCCACCACCTAATAGGTAATCAGCTGCGACACCATTTACTTGTTCGAAATATGCCATTATTTACCGCCTTTCTTAGCATTCGCAAATGCTACGACTTCATCAATTGCACTAGCTTTTGCTACTGCATCATTGGTTTCTGGTGTAGATGCACCTTGAGGTGCTACTTGATCCGCACCGGATTCCATTTGGTCAATAACTAATTGTCGAATTTGGTCGACTACTTTGTTATCAGTTGTAGGAATATCAGATACGGCAGAGATGAAAGGTGTTACTTCATCTACAGTCTTACCTTCTTTAACAGCCACATCTACTAAACGATTGATGACTTCATTATTGCCTTTTAACGCATTTAATGCTTCAACGCGTTCGCGTTCTGCTGTTACTGCTGTATTTTCTGCAGGTTCATTTGTAGAAATACCAAGCAAACCTTTTAAGCTTGCCATGAATTGATTTTCAGTCATAGGTTTCTCCTTATGTTTTAAAAATTGTTTGATTTTGGCTTCATTTTTGGCCGAGTACTTGCAAGATACTTTGTTTACAATAACCATTCCGTTATTCATAACAGCATTATCAATAATCGCCGTATCTACTTCATCAATTAGGCCGTAGGATTTCGCCTCGTCCGCTGTGAGCCACGTTTCATCATCCATAAGTGTATTTACCTGTTCAGATGTCAAAACATCGCTACGGCTCAAATAAACGTTTGCAATTGTTTGTTTAACACTCGCCAAATAGTTAGCCATTTTAGTTAAGCCGTCCACATCAAATCTATCGCCTAGATATACGGATGGGTTGTGAATCATGTACAAGGCATTGCTTGGCATGATTACCTTATCGGCAGCACATGCAATAATCGTAGCCGCGCTTGCGCACAAGCCATCAATGTGTGCTGTTACATTGCCTGTGTAAGTCTTAATCATGTTGTGGATTGCTTGCGCTGCAAATACGTCACCACCGCCAGAGTTGATGCGCATTGTTAGGTCATTACCATTACAACTAGCCAAGTCACTCGCAAATTCACGTGGTGTAATTTCATCACCCCACCAAGAAGTATCAGAAATATCACCATACAAAATCAATTCAGATTGACCGGTACCATCTTGATTTACAAAATTCTTAACAGACCAGAATTTATTCATCCTCTTCACCTCCTTTCGCTTTAGATTTAGAGCCAACGGAAGGATTTACCGCATCAGCTAGCCCCATACCATATTTCTCCATGAGTCGCTTTTCAAAAGCAAGTTGAGCAATATTTTCTTCGAGGTCTGTCCCTGTCATTTCGGCTGCTTCACGTTCACGAGTGGAAACTCCATTCGTAACACGAAGGGTACTACCGTTCATATCCTTAACAGGGTCAAGGATTGACATAGTCGGTCCAAACCAATCAGCATTGCACCAAGCTTTACGAATTAATGGATCATCAAAGAAACCAGGCGCTTCAATTCGGCCATTCGCTACGGCTTCCATTAGCCATACCTCATAGATAGGCTGACAGAAATCACGAGCGAACCACTTGCGACGTAGTTTATATTCTTCCCAAGCCTGTAACATTGCTGCACGGCTTGCAGAATATGAGGAGTTGAAGTTCTTCATCAATACTTCGTAAGGTTGGTTAAGTGCAGCACCTACTTGTTTGATGAGTTGCGTACTAAACACTTCAAAAGTAGATTGAGCATTGGATGCATCCACGCTCTTAACATCCACACCTTTCGGCAAGGCATTTAATGTTCCAGGGCCTAAATTGTATTCTGATACATCAACTACTGGTTCCGTTGGATCATCAACACCATTGTCGGCCAACATATCATTTAACGAACCGGAGTTAGTAACGGCTTCAGTAAAGAATAATGCGAAATACGATTTAATAATGGCAGATGTAAGCTCTGCATTTGTGTAACGATACACCTGCTTAAGTGTTTCAATGACTGGAGCTAAATAAGGCACCCCTCTGTACTGCTCAGGTCTAGTATCATTACTAATTTGCAGTACATTAGGAATACTTGTTCGCTTGCCGTATGCTTCAACTCTTGCCCATGTTGTTAACATACTTGTAATTGGTTCACCTGGCACTTGATTAGATACCCAGTAGGCTACAATAGCGCCATCAGTATCAATTTCTACACCATTCAATATGCGGTTTCCATTATCTGGGTTAAGCGCTTCAACACCAGTCGGGTCGCCTGTAACATATGTTGAACTAGTAAGCGGATTACTTACACGATTACCTTCAATTAATTGAAGTCGCAATGTATACGGCATATCTGGTGTTGTTGGCTTACGTCTAAACACTGCGAAACTATCACCATCAGTAAGATATCCTTGATACGCTATGCTTTGCATGTCATATAAATTGTTCTTGCGGTAAATATCACAGTCTTTAGATTCAGCCCACAAGTCAAACTCTGCACGAACCTTACGAGCCCATGCTCTAGCCTCCTCTGCACTAATTTCCAATATTTGGAATTTAGGTCTAGGGAATACATTGAGACCTGCACCAACTGTATGAGTGGTGCTTGTATTGATTGCAGCCGTTCCGACTGGCGTATTGATGGCTAAATCTGCGGATCTATCACGCAAAGTTGATAGATTTGCGCCAATATCAGCCTTATACCCAAGTTTTCTAGGATTATATCCCTTCAATGATTTGTTATTATGAGAGGCTCCACCCTCACTATATCCGCTATTTTTAGCCCTCGGAGTGCCTATTTTAGCGCTAAATTTCTTGTTTTTTCTCGCCATTTTGCTCTCCTAATCTCTAAAAACTACCCGTTTTGACCTGTTTCCACGCCCATTATCGGTATCCATACCTGGTAATTTGGCGCCTCTTGCTACTAAATCATCAATCATTTTCCTTACTTCAGCCAAATTTGCCCTTGTAAGAGTCCGATTTCCGATGGTATAGCTTTGTCCGGTCAATATTGCTTCCTCGGCTTTAACGTACCACTCTAACCGTACGTCAATTAGCCTTGGCTTACTTGAATAACTAGTTGCCATACATCCTCCTAAATATCTGCTACTTTACTAGCTCTGCGAACACGTTTCCGCATTGGTTTTTTCCTTGGAGTAGTTACTGTTGTAGTGGAATGTCCCCCGCCTTTAACTACTTCCGCCAATCTATCCCAATCAGGATGGATTGAATTCATACAGGCTAGGTTATATACACGTAAATCCAATGGTTCATTACGAACCCCTGCTGTAGGTTCCCATATTTCATGGATAACGCCCTTACGTTTTACTTTCTTTTTGTGTTCTGAAATAATCCCCTTGAAGTACAGTTCATCGTACCCTCTTGTTCCTAAGAATTCTTCATCCAACGGAAAATGAAAGTACTTAGCACCAGGTTCATCGATGGCCAATCGGTTCATTACCTGTTGTTTCCCATCATCAACACCTAGCATTACAAGGGGAATCTTGCTCCCCGAAGCTTTACCAATCTTATAATTTAACGGTATACCAGGTGTTCCGGCCGTACCTTTGATGGCAAATCGTTGCTTACTGAAGTTCTTTTCACAGTATTCATATACTTTTGACGTGTAGTGACCGCCGGAGTCAATGAAAGCACGTGCCACTTTAAGACCTGTGCTGTTCTTAAATCTGTATACTTTATCAAGCACCGCATCAAGTGCATCCCATGTTGCTTTATTATCAGGTTCCCCAAGGATAACGCCCTTACATATCCCCCAACATTCTTCGCCGTACCCCCAACCGGTGATTTCATACTCTAACCGATTATCTTGTGTATCTACGGCACCAGTTAACAGTAATACACCGTCCGGAAGGTCTGCGCCGTACTTTTCACGGCGCCTAATGAATTGTTGATAGTCTTCAAAGGCACCTTGCTGTGCGTATGACTCACCGAAACGCGTATTCATGACTACCTTTTCACGTGTAGGGTCGCCTTTAGCCTCTAGCCATTCCCTCATGATGTCATTCCAGGTTAGCCACGGAGACGTGAATCCATTTACAAAAAAACTGCGTATGCCATTATGCAACGCAGCCGGGGTTTTCGATATGTACTTTTGAGGAACTTTCCGCTTTTCGTCTTCAGAAAATGTAGATCCGCAATCTGGACACCGCCATTTCACATCACTAACTACTACAATCTTCCGACCTTTAGCGTCCTTATGTTCCTCTGTCTCACATTCCATCTCAGTATGTCGTATCAAATGGTACTCACCACAATTAGGGCACTCATGTTGCCACTCTTCCTGTGTGCCTGTTTGATACTCTACATCGATTCGTGAGCTACCTTCATTCGTTGGCGTAGAGAATAACCCCATTACCCTGTTCCAAAATGTTGTCATACGTTTTGCAGCAAGGTCTACTGGGTCACCTTCTGTACCGGCACTATCTGGGAAGCGGTCAACTTCGTCCGCTAATAGTACACGTACAGGACGCGATGCCAATCCTGCCGGACTGTTCGCACCACACATGATAAGACGACCACCAGGGAAAAGTTTAGATAAAATTGTGTTCTTACCATCTCGTGTTTTAGCGCCGTCTTCTGATTTTGTTTCATAGAATACTTGTGAAAGTACTTTTGTATCACGGATCATCGGAGAGATACGAGACTTTGAATAATCTTGAGCCAATTCGATAGTCGGTTGAATCATCATGACCGCACATGGGTCAAGATGAGCGTATCGTCCTAGCACATTATTCATTATGTCCGACTTCCCGACCTGTGACGCTGACTTAACCACTACCCGATTGATACCAGGTTGCGTGAAAGCATCCATAATATCCCTTTGATATGGTGCTCTACTCGTTTTCCAACGCCCTGGTTCAGCAGAAAGGCCTTGTGATAGCATGCGATAATCGTCAGCCCATTGGCTAACACTGGTTTTAGGTAGTGGTTTTAGACCCATTTTAGAGACATATTGCCACAATTCTTTTGCCGTTTTCATGCTATCACCTCCTTTTTTGCACTAAAAAAGCGCCTAATTTGGCGCTTTATCCTCCTCTAAATCGTCACCATCCATGAATAATGACGGCGTATATTCACTTAATTCAGATAATTTATCCTCAATTTCTTGCGTTAACAAGTTATATGCTTCCTCTTTTGTCACATTCTGTAATTGTGGCGCCAGTTTTGTTGGCAACCCTAACAATTGTGTACGCAAATTGACAAGCATTTCTGTCATAACCTGTTCTACCGTATCCGCTGAGTACACTTCGCCGTTCATTTTGGCCAGTTTTAACTCAGCAATCTTGCGTTTCGCACGTTCATTTTTGGCCTTTTCAACCTCGAATACCGCATCATCTGAACTGCTTACCTCTTCAGCAGAAGATTGGCCCTTATATTTGACATAATTGATAACGGATTTGATAACCAAAATCTGATTTTTTTCATCCGTTGCTAAAACCCCTTCTTGGAGCAGTTGCGAAACACGTTGACGCGAGAGTCCAAGTGCTTTTGCCAGGTTCGACTGAGAGGCCGTTGCTGTTTTCAAATCATCTGTAATTTTCACTTATCAATCAGCCTCCTTTCATTACCTGTATCACTAGCAAGGTTATAAAAAAATTAAAATCTAGGCAATTTTTGGGGTCTCGGCCACCGCAAGGCATCAGCTTTGGCCAGAAGGACCCGTAAAAAAATATCCAAATTTAAAATAATAGATTTAATATTTAAAATTTATTTTTTATTTTTACGATGAGACAGTCGGCGCTCATCTTCATGACGGTGCCGTGCCTCATCCCTATCCACATGTCTCATCATATGGTGTGCATGCGAACATGAACGGCAATAACCATTAGCTTTTATTACTATTTTGTTAGCACCACACATTCCATGATGATTATCTAAGCATGCAGTCTTATTGCATTTTACATTAGGCATACCGTTCACATCCTTTCATCGCCTACTCAATACACACAACTCACAAGGTATAAGTGTATCTTAAGGTTGTGTAGTTATATATTCAAAGAGGTCAAACATGAATCATTGATTGGTGAGTTGTGTGTATTCAATAGGCACCAGGTGGTGGGGGTATATCATATGTACAAAACAAAAGGCCCGTATAACTGAATGGTTACACGAGCCTAATATTTTGTTTTGAGTGATTTAGTGAATGATTGCTCAGTGGCAATTTTCACACATATATAATATCACATATCTAAATACCAGTTTGGTACTATTTGGGTCAGTTTGGTACTATTTGGGTCAATTTTTGACCTAATTCAATTAATGCTTCCTTTTTATATGACTGCACCTGTGTTTTACTATACCCTATAAATGATACCACACCTTTAAATGACATACCATTAACATATTCTTGCATCAATGCTATTTTCCCCTCAACACATCGTAAGCACTCAATATGTTTTCTTGCATCTTCGCGTAACTGAATCAATGCATTTGTTTTCTCAAGGCATTTAGATTCGCTTTCTAACATCTTAGCTATACTAGCTTCTAATCCTTCTTTAATACCGCCACCTGATACACGATCCTTACTATAATCTATTGCACTTAGTGACGTAATATCACTTCTTAATCGTTGTAATTCTCTTTTGGCTGATTGTATTTCTAAGGTGCATGATTTTATTGGCTTTAAATATTCAATAGCATTTCTTATATATTTCTTTTCTTGTTCTTTATCCATGTATCCGCATCACCTCCCGTTATAAATTTATTACCCTTTTATATGTCATATCCCATTGCTTTACGATTTATTACATATATTGTTTCCGCATCAGTATGTTCTCTTTTAGCTATAATTTTTAAACAAGTTTCTTTGTTAGGCATGTTTCCTGCATGTGTATTGACATGACATTGACTGCATAATTGAATTAGATTTTCTCTGATATCTCCACCACCACTACCACGAGAAAATACATGATGTGGTTCTATATTACATAGTCTGCCACAATATTCACAATGGTTTGTTCTAATTGTTTTAATCATTTTTTTATCAATGATTCTCTTATGTTTAATCGCCATTATTTATTACCAGTGCTTCCAAAACCGCCTGTACGTTTCTTTGTAGTTCTATCCTTAGCCGTAATACGATATGGCATAATAATTAATTGCGCCAATCTTTCGTTCTTATTATATTCAAACGGCGTATCACCTAGGTTTCTAATAGGTATCATAATATGACCTTCATTATCATCATTGTTGTAGTAATCTGCATCAATAATACCTGTACCATTAGCAAGCATGACATCATTATTAATACCCACGCTAGATCTTAAATGTAGTTGAATATGTTCATCATAGTTCAATCTGCATTTAATACCAGTAGGAATGAGTTTTGTTTGATGTGGTAATACGACGCCAGTCTCATAAGGTTTAACATCATATCCTGCTGCATATTCTGTTTTTCGTTCAGGTAAATCAGCATCTTCATATCCTGTTACACGTTCAAATTGATTTTCGTTCATTTATTTAATTCTCCTTTTCATCTAATTTGATGTTCTAAAATCCAACTTACGCTCATAGTCCTTTCATAATTACCACTCTCGAATGTAATCAAGTATTTATTCATGTTCTATCACCTGCTAATTTTGCATATTTCCAAGGTACTACTCTTCTATTATTTTCAACCCTCCAATAGGTAAGTGTTGTAAAAAATATGGTACGTTGTTCATCGTTTATTTACTTCCTTTATCTGTCACATCTACTAATTGATAATATGCACATCACAGTTACACCTATACAGGTTCCAAAGAAACACCCTAATAAGAATATCCAAATCATGAATAGCTCCTCTTATTCTTCGTAGTCATCTTCTACATTGTCCTTTAAGTTAAAATTAAATTTTGCTTGTGCCCGTTCTCCTCTAATATACCCACGTATCCTTGCCTCTAGTTCTCTCAAGATACCGATATCTTTCGTATCCATCACATCAAATAAAGTATTAACTCTTATCGCACCTGTTTTAAAACCTATTCCTGCTTCTGGCGCCATTAAAGAACCAAAAAATACTAACGACTCTAATTCATCCGTTTCTCTTGCATACCTTAGTTGTATTTTAGAAACATTAAGCATACATTGTGTATCTAATTGACAGAGCTTTCCAAGATACTCTAATACTCTAGCTTCCAATGCTTTTCCACTCATCATACAATTCAGGACTTTTCTCATCCTCTGACTTTATACGTAGATCTGCTATAGCACCTGTACTCAAAATATCTTCATATATAATATCCATTCCTACGCCATATGTTGCAAAACTCTTAATTTTCATTATTTTCCCTCCAATATAGCTATGCTTTCAGCAGTCCAATCATAAATATGTTCATTAGCTTCTTTGTAGAAGATGGTATCCGCATCAATTCGTTTATTTTGACCTTCTACATACACCTCTATAGTTGGTGTTCCCCATATACTAGTTGTATATGCCTCTTTATGAATAACTTCACCATGGTCATATATAATGCCAACCGTGTTATCCCAATCTTCTTCAATTCCCGCATATACAACACAATTACAGCCAGTCTTAATAATGTGTCGTGCTACTTTTTCCCAATCCAAATTTCTTGGTTTATTTCCATTAAAAGCTGCTGCATTACATTGATTAATACATTCATACGTATCCATGTTGTGTCTCCTAATCAAATACATTCCCTTTAATTTTTAGTTCTTCTGCTTCATTCACTATGAATCCTAAATCCCAATAACACTTCTGTTCACTCGTAATGACCGAGACACACCATTTCATATCTTGTTCGTTGTAAAATACCTTGGCTATAAATCGTCTGCTACAGTGTGGCATTTTATATTCAATGATGTCGTTTTCATAAATCAAATCATCCGCATCATCTACACCATCTGTAGCCCTACAAATCGTATACTCCTTTATACTGATTGGTTTCTCATTTTCCTGATATATTTTACATTTCCCATCGTGTCTAATTGCTACACCATATACCCAATAATTAGCCGATTTTGCTTTTACATGTGTAATTCCCATGTTATTATCACCTACCTTGCCCTTATCACCCATAGTTGGGCTAATAGTGTTATGATTTCTTTTTTATGTGGTATATCTTTCGTTTCTAATTCTGTTACTATATCCGCTATATACGCTTTTGATATTACCAACATATTTGCATACCGCATCATCTTATCTGTTCTTGATTCCATATCATGCGCTCTCGTACTTATATGTTCCTTTTACAATACGATAAGTTGAACCATATGAAATCTTGTATCTTTTAGCCATCTCCCTAAGTGTATAGTTTCCTGTTTTATAATCTTCACATATCTTATTTCCTACACTTTGACTTAATTTATTGTGTTTTAAGTCTTGCATATCTTTTTGTGAAATCGTCTTACAAGAACGTATGCCCATACATTTTAAGGCTCTAGTAATTGTCACATTGCCATATACACAAGCCCATAATGCCAACCAATTTAATCTCACACCTGTAGGATCATTTCTGGTCATATTTCACCTAACCTTTCTTCTGTCTTTTTCTGTCTTTTTCTGTCTTTCTTCTGTCTTCATAGAGTTTACATCCACTGCAATACTTGGCCATAACATAAGGTCTTTTAACTGCAATCCCCATTTGATTTGGACATGGTAGCATAAGCTTATGTTCATTAACGCATGTATTTTTAACAAATAAACCTCCAAATTCAGTTAATTGAATGGCATGTTTACATGTTTTTGCTTTTTTGTATTCATTTCGTCTTGCCACTACCGCATCAACCTTTCCGCTTTTCTCCTTGATTTACATCGTACGTTTGTTTTATGTTTTATTTCTTTATCTGGCAGTGTCTCTGCGCTGCCTTTAAAAGGGAATTTGTTCATCATCACCAAATGTTTCGAAATTACTTGTCTCATCATCTTTATTCGATAAGCTATCACCAATGAAATCTGCTACTACTTCAGTAACATATCTTTTTTCACCCTCTTTAGTCTCATAGGATCGTGTTTGTAGTCTTCCATTTACAATACATCTGTTTCCTTTGATTAACTTACCTACATGTTCGCCTAACTTATTCCACGCTACACAATTAACAAAAGCCGTTTGTTCTTTTACTTCACCTGTGCTCTTATCTACATATTCATTACTAGCAGCAATAGTAAATCTTGCTACAGGTGTTCCTTTTTTTGTAAAAGTTAACTCTGGGTCACGCACTAAATTTCCCATTAATTGCACATTATTCATAATTTCCTCCTAATCTATCCGTTTATTCCAATATTTTTCACAATCTAAATATTTTGTTGCTTCCTCGAAACACACAATAGCCGAACACTTATCACATACCACCATATGATGCTTTTCTGTAACTTTAATACCTGTTACCACTCTGATTGATTTATTCCCGCAGAATGGACATGGTCTCAGTCGATTTTCTCTTCGCATATATTTCATTCCATTTCGTAAGACGTATTAATCTATATGTTCTAAATGGATATCCATAATTATTGATACCTTCATATACGCTATCTTTATCCAAATAATAGCCTTGTGGAACTTTAATTTCTTTTCTCCACTCTGTAGCTTTAATTGTTTTACTTTCTACCTTTGGTTTATCTAAATTCGTACTCGAAACCCATTTCTTAGATACATGTGTTGGACTGCCTTGTATATCCATTTTTCGTTCTTTTATAAAATACTTGGCTAATCTAATTGCATCTTCAGCTTCCCCTTGATATAGTTCTAATTTTGTATATCCATATTCCCATAACTGTTTTAGAATTTTAGTATTTAATCGAATACCTTGATTAAGTAGCATATGAAAGTGTATTTTGCCTTGCCGTTCCATAATATAAATATATTTACAAAGCTCATTTTCTTTCTTGAATCTTGCTCTCAATCTTCTAATAAATTTAGTCATCCTATTTTTTGCTTCAGTTTCATCAGGATCATCTCGAAATGTCAGCGTTAGATAATAATCATCTTCTACAAAATTCATATCGATTAATAATCTTAATTTCTTTTCAGCAATACGTATGTTATTTTTACGAATCATTTCAGGTGTTACATGTTGTTTTTCACTTCTAGATTTTTTTCCTAATTTACCTAGATACGAATTACCCGTAATTGAATCTGTAACCTCTCTGATATTCTTCGATTCTATTACTGTTCTCCTACGCATTTATTTACCCCTTATGTCGAGTTGTTAATATATCTATCAAGTCCCACAAATGCAGTTGAAACCGCATTTTTACTAGACTTTTCTCTATATATGAGGTAAACTATAAATAGGATTATTTATGGTTATATTCTCATATAACTACTTAATGACCGCCGTGTTATAGCACGGCGGTTTTTTATTTATTAAATTCACAATGCCATTCACCTTGATATCTCATTAGGTATTGGCATTCACTACAACATGTATCACATACACGCTTCTTTTCTTTGTGACATACAATTGCACAATGTATTTGTTTTCCACATATTGGGCATTCCATGTTAGTTAATTGGTTGTACCAGTTATCCATCTTGCCACTCCCGTTTTAGTTGTGCTTCTACTAATCGGCACTGTAGTTTGAATACATTAATTGCTTCTTGAGCATTTAAATAAAGTACCTTAGTGGTATCTCTTCTTAACCTAAGCTCAGCAATATATTCATCCTCCTGTGCTAGATCACGTATCAACGTAACTGCTACTTTTTCCAATCTGGCCGAGGCTATAAATTTAGCCTTGGCCTTTTTATAAGCATACTCAGCATTTGCCAAATCAATTCCTCT